TGGTCGAGCTGTTGAACAATGCCAGTTAAAAAGCTTCTGTTATTTGTTCCAGTAGGATATATAAGATTGCCTATTTTCGCGTTCCCTTCGATAATCCATGTTGCTGGCTGTGTTGGCTCAGTAATAAACCAATCCCCCTCCGGCACGTAAATAGTCTCACCTGTTAGCTTTGCAGCTTCAATTGCGTTATCAAAACATATATCTTGAGCGTATCCTTCACAGTACCAAACGTAATCCTTAACATTTACTGATGCGGAAGCAGTAAAACACATAAATAGTATTGTTAGGTATTTCATAACTCAGCTTCAACCCCGTCTGCTAGTATTACCAATGGCCTGTCACTTGTAATCAAGCCTACAGACACAAGATAATCAAGAGCGACAACAGTATCCTGAAGGTCAAGCTCAACAATGTTAGCGGACTTTAAGTCTTCGTGTATATCTATCACAATATCATCAGAGCTTACACGTATAGCTATACGCTCCGCTTGCGTAAATCGTCGCATAAATGCGCGTTTAGTGATTTTTCGGATAGCATCAGGCGTTGTTTTTAACGTGCCAGCGCTTTTAATTCTAAAGCTCCCGCTTTCATATATAGTATTCATAGTGTTTTCCGATAGACATATTGAAGGTCAAAAGCTGTGTCAGCCGTTGTTATTTCCAAAAGAAAGCTATCCCTCCACGGCACAGGATCATAAAAAAAAGTGCCAGAACTGATGCCTCCGATTAAAACTGGGGTCGCGTTTGTAGTTGTCCATACATCATTAAATATAATAACCCCGTCAATAGTTAGCTTTATAGTCTGCGAGCCTACGGTTAGATTTTCAAAAAAAGCGTTTGTTATATACCCCGCGCCACCAGTGATGGATAGCGCTGTTATAATAACGCCGCCAGAGTTAAGCCCTGTTATAGTCGTCCTTGGATTTAGCCCACCCCACCGTGTTGGTGCAGTTAGATCAGGCGCAAGTTTCGGCAAAGCACCGCCACCACCTAAACTAGATGTGTTAATTGTCATTCTATACCCTCCAATCACTAACGCCGTTAGACGTTAATTCTAATGATATGCTTGAGCCAGAGTTGAAAGTAATGCTCGTATCTGTGCCGCCGCTGTATGTAATTGTATCACTTCCAGACTTAGTTACTGTGGGTGAAAATGCCTTATAAGCGTCTGGCTGCTCAATAATAATAGTTTGATTAGCCGCGACTGTGTTAGCAAGTGGCAATATATATGCTCCAGCGTCTTGCAGTTCGTTAATTCTCAATACTGTTAAAGCACCGCCACCAGTCAAAGGTATTACAGTCGTTGTTCTGGTTTCAAGCGTTATAACTTCAGGTATTTTAGCACCGTTAACCGCCGGCAACCAGTATGTACCATCGTCGCCTGTCGGATTGTTAGCTAAGTTAGCTGCTGATTGCGAAGTCCACAACTGCCCGTTAGAGGTGTTTACTATATCCCCTACCACATAAGTAGTAGTTGAGTTATAAAGCCCTACAAAGTTGATTAGCGTCCAATTAGCGTTACTGCCTGATGTGACACTAGGGTCATTACCTTGATTTCCAGTTGTTTTAGATAAGTAAAATTTAGCATTAAGCTCAACAATGTCATTAACGTCATAAGTTATGTAGCTTAACCATTGCCCAAAATCAGCGAATGAGTTTTCACCGCCTACCGGGTCACGCTCCCATATTTGCAAACCGTTGCAGTCTTTAAGAACTACCCTAGCTGAACCGCTGTAATATGTGTTTGGCGTTCTGCCAGCACTGTCAAGTAATACAGGGTTGCTGTTAGGTATCTTTAAAGGTTGATCAGCGTAAGTTGTCTTAAGTATGTTTTGCTCTGACTCGTAAAAATACAGCTTGCCATTACAAACTGGTGCGCCTGCACCGTCTAAATATTGTGGCGTTGGGTCTATGTATCTGGTCATTTCTTTTCATCCTCACTAGGATTTAATGCTATTGGTGATAGTGCCATTGATGAAGTAAGTAAACTGTCAAAGTATTTTTTAGCTCCTGCACTTTCTGGATCTAAACCTCTTAACTTTTTCATTTCAACCCTCCATGATGGGTCAAACAATACATTAGATAAAGCCTTAACTTTAACCTCAAATGCTGCCCCTTCACCTACTGAAATGCTTTTATCTATTGGTGAACGTATAAAGTCACGTATTGATTGAACCACTCCGCCCCTAAGTTCTTGTGATATTTCAGATCTAATACCTGTCTGACTTCCTCCGGGTCTTCCAGATGATGCACGTTTTAATGCTGTCTCTAGGTATTTTAAGTTAGTTCTAGTATCTGGATCTACTGCTGCATACAATACATCCCTGCTTTTTTTATTTCCAAATATTGAGTTAAACAACTGACTCGGTATATTTTCAACTGCTTGCAGGTTATTAGGCGATCCAATATCTGCTCTAATACTACCCATGCGACGTTCAATTTCAGCCCTTGTAATTGCCTTCCATGCTAATGGGTCTGCATCGTTTATAACCTTTCTTGCATTAATTATAATATTTGGGTTGGTTTCTGATGGGTCAAATATCTTTTGAGCTACAGACTTTAATTGTATGTCATCCATATTGGCAATTTTACCAATTTGTGAGTCCTCCATTTTATTCACTGGCCCAGATAACCTCTGAAACTCACTTTTTGCCGCCCTGTAAGATGGGCTTTGTGTTGTTAAGTTGTCGGTTAAGTCTTTTACAACATCAGTAAGAAATCTTTTTGTCGTGTTCCCCACAGCACCCTCTCCGAATGCGTTAATAGTCTGGTCAATTTCTAGCTTTGCATTATGCAGCTTTTGCAAATCACCGCCAGCGTCCTTTATCTTTTTAGATGCCATATTAAGGTTTTTTGCTATCTGACCGCTTTGATCAAATTGCTTCGACATTTCTGTTACTTTAGTTTGCAACTTAGCCGTATCTATCGGGCCTACATTACCCTCCCTTTGCCTTCTCGCCGCTTGTTTATATATTGGGCTGCTTGCTTCTCGCCTTATGTTTTTTACATTCTCAACAGCTTTCTGTGATGCTGTCCTAAAAACAGTAGCCGCCGAACCTGTAGCCTCTGGAGAAGCAAGCCCATTTAATACATTGTCTACAGCCTCTAGTGACTGTTTGTTTTGTGAGGCTAGGCTTTCTCTTGCTTTTACTGCCCCCGCTGGCAGTTGAGCAACAAACGACTGCCTTTCTAGGTCTGTTGGGTTTAACGTCTTTTGAGCCTTGAATAAGTCAATGTTTGTTTGATTAGATGCTGTTTCGCCTAACTTAGCTGTGTTCATTTCAGATGCTATAGGATTGGCATCATCTAAAGCAAACCTGCCAGCGCTAGGCGCTTTTGTAACTCTGCCTAGAGCAGTTGCCTCAAGAGCTATATCTGGCAGCAATTGAATAAAAGTCGCAAGCGCTGGACTGCCTATAAATGGTAGGTCTAAGCCCTGCTGTCCCGCTGTTTTCTTGAATTTATCAACCCATTCAATAACTGGCTTTATAGGCTCAATGGTCTTATCCATTAAAGCAAAGGCATCTTGCGCTGATGCTGTTGGAGCTATTCTAAATTTGCTTTTTATATTTTCAATTGTTGCTGCTGAGTCATTGTTAGTAAACGGGTTTAGTATATCAACAAGTGCAGTGGCACCGCCTGCTATTGTACCAGCAATATCGCCACCTATAGTTGCAGCGCCACTTAAGCCGCCTATCGCGCGCTCGACTAAGCCTCTATCTGGTTGCGCCTGCTGTACTGGCATTGGTGCTGCTTCTGGCTCTGTAACTTCAGGCTGTGAAGTAGGCTGTAGTTGTGGCTGGTCATTAATAGTTATTAATCCACGCCTAACAGCTTCATCAAACTTAGCTCTGGTCTGTGGGTCAAATTGATCTTGAAGTCCTCTATTTGCAATCTCTTGCCATTTCTCTTGTTTAGTCGCCATTAGTTAAATAAGTCCTCATCAGATAGTGTACCAATATCACTTTGGGTAGACTGACTATAATTAACGCCGTCTTGAGATAAGTAGTCTGCCACGGTATGACCGTCACCACCCTTACCTAAGAATATTGCCATCTTTTGCAATTCTCTAGCAAGCTTTTGTTGTACTGCTTTTTTCCTTTCAAGCCATGATTTGAGTGCTGGGCCTTCTAACCCTCTTGGTAATGCCGTATCAACTGCGAATTTAAGTTCGCTTTCTGATAACGCGCCGAAAGTAACCGAACTGATAACATCAAGACCCATTTGACCAGCGATATTATCAAGGTTTAAGCTTGCCTCTGTAATGCTTGGCAAATACTGTACTATCTTGCCTGTATTAGCCCCGCTGTCAATGGCGCCTATAGCTGATTCTATGTTGGATATTGACTTTTTAACTTGTGGCAATTGCTCAAATGCTTTTGTACTTGCTGCAATAGATTGTTTAGCTAGCTGCTTTTGAGTATCAACACTTACAACACCGCTTTGAACTTCTTCTGGTGTTTGTGCCATTGCACCCGGGATATCAACCCTTGATGCTTCCTGAGTATTTTTATCATAAACAGTGTAAAATATCTGACCTGTTTTTGGATCAACTTTTGGTGGTGATGTTTCAGGCGCAAATTGCTTACCGTTACCGCTAGCACCCAAAAACCCAAGCTGCTGCCCTGCCTTAATGCCTGAGTCAAACCCCTGAATTATTCCTTGTATGTCACCTTGATTAAATTTCTCTTTAATCATCTCAGTGCCAGTGGCATCTTCTGAGCCTAATCTTTTTAAGTTGGTAAGCCTGTCCTCTATAAGATTACCAAAGCCTGCCATATCGCCAGATTCTAGCAATGATTTCCCTATTACCATATCGTCAAAATAAGCCTTTTTACGTTCCTTGCTTAGATTCTGGAACATCTCCATTTGCTTGCTGGCCCTATCAGGGTCTATTGCCTGTAACTGTCTGAAGTCAGTACTGTTACGAGCATTAAACTCAGGGTTTTGCATCTGGTTAGCTACGTTGCCAGCTAGCGTGTTAGCCCGCTGCTGTTGCCCTGCCTGTTGTCCCGACAAGTAACTTTGAAGTGGATTAAATGCCATTATGGTGTCACTCCTGCTGGTGGTTGCTGCCCTTGATAATATCCATATGCGTTAGTTAGATTACCTAGCAAGTTTTGAGTATTTTGCCCTTGCTGCATTGCCCCAGCCGCTTGAGATTGGCCAACACCTTGGGTAATGCCTGCTTGCTGCGTGCCTTGACCAACTGCCATGTTCGATAAAATAGTTCCTAATTGCTGTTGCTGTGCTGCTGTCATATTACCATAACCACTAAGCATGTTTCCGACATTTACAGCCCCGTTATTGATCATGTTTCCAAGCCCAACACCTTGATCATTAGCAAGCGTTCCTAGTGCCCCGCTTACATTAGATACGTTACCTGCAATATCTCTACCTGCCTGCATTCTACCCTGTGCAATGTTGTTACCAGTTCCAGATAATAGGTTAGCCATATTGGTTCCTAGTCCAGATTGATAATCAGCAGTAGATTGAGCCATTCCGCCAGTTATAGTAGCGCCAGTACCAAATAAATTAGCTTGATTAGTGCCTAATGAATTTAAAATATTACCTTGATTTACTCCGGCGGTAGCAGACATTTGAGCGCCAGTTCCAAGCAGGTCAGCTTGATTAGCGCCCAATTGGTTGAGCATATTACCTTGATTTACTCCGGCATTAGCCGCCATTGTAGCACCTTGCCCAAATAGGTTAGCCCTTGAGTTTGCAGCACTTAAAGCGTTGTTAGCGTTATTCATGCCTACTTGGTTTTGCATACTTGCATTCTGGCCTGCTAACTGTCCTTGCTGCTGTCCAGCTTGTGATAAGAATTGACCTTGTTGGCCTGCTGCCTGTAAGCCTTGGTTAGATAGAGATCCTAAGTTATTAAACTGATTCTGGTAGTCTTGCTGTGCTAGACCTTGGCCTTGTCTTTGTAGCTCTTGAAGTACATTTCCACCACCTAACCCACCAGTTGCAGTATTAGCGTTTAGCACTTGCCTCATGCCCTGCTCTTGCAAGTATGATTGACCGGGTGACGCGTTAAAGTCTTGGTATGCTTGCTGCTGTGCTTCCTGACCTAACGCGCCAGATAATGCAGCCTGTTTTTGTTGTGCAGACATTCCAGCGCCAGCGAATTGACCAACACCTTGAGCTGCTTGCTGGAACATTGGTTGACCTGTCATGGGGTCAACATTTGCCGCTGATGAACTAAAATTACCGCCTAGAGCTTGCTGTCCCTGACCTATCATACTTAGACCTTGGTTGGTGCCTCGCTGAATAGCGCCCATACCACCCATGGCTCCCTGCTGTAAAGCTTGACCGCCTTGGTTTAATTGGTTTTGGCCTTGGTTTACGCCTCGCTGAATAGCGCCCATACCACCCATTGCGCCCTGCTGAAGTGCGCCTTGACCTTGGCCCAGTTGGTTAAGTGCTGAAGTATAGCCGCCTTGCAATGTTCCAAGTGCTTGATTGGTGCCTTGCTGCATTGCTTGACCAGCGCCTTGCATACCTTGATTGTATGCGCTTTCAGCGCCAGCTAGCCCGTATTGCTGTGTGTTTTGTGGCTGCTGTGCCGTTTGTGGCTGTACAGTGCTTTGAGGCGTTACACCGTTAAGCTGGTCGTAATATCCATTAGGGACTGGAGTTGGGTTTGCTGTGCCCCCTCCCATGGGCTGGTTCATAGCAGCCCATGCCACATCACTAGCCCCCATAGATTGCTGTGTTAGTGGCGGCCTCTGATTGCTCCCCATCATGCTTTGCGCACCTGCTGGAACTTTTGGCGTTGCGCCACTCAGCACCGACTGAGCACCCTGCCTTAACGTGTTTGTGGGACGCATCATATTGTTAATTGGAGGCATAGCGCCTACTGGAATTGCCATTATCTAAAGCCTCTTGATAATAAATCGTTGTAGTTAAACGGGGCCCTTGCTGCGTTAGCTGATAAAGCCGCATTAGCTGCGCGTTGGGGTCCGACAAAGTTAGCGCCTCCACCAGCAAATGACTGGTCTGTAGGTGGTGGTAGTGCGTATGGGTCAGTATATTGCAACTGCTGGTTAGCAAAATCAAACCTAGGCTGCTCAAGCTGAGTAGCTTGGAACTGGCTGTAATCAACTGGCGCGCCTAGTATTGCGTTTTGATACTGCGGCATACCTGCGAGCAATTGATTCTGAGCCGCTACGTTACCAGCTTGAAATACCCCCGCCTGCTGCGGTAAAGCCTGCTTAAATACATCTAACGCACCTTGATAGCCCTGCTGAGTATTCTGCTGGGCTGCTGGAAATAACTTAAATAAATCATTTCTTGCCTGCGCTGTTGAAGCTGCTAGCTGTTGAGATGATTTATCGCCTGCATCAACTTGTGCGCTAACTGCTCTTCTACTTGAGTTATTTGCAACTACTCCACTAACTACTGCTGCGCCTGCTATTGCTGCTGCTACGCCCATAATTAAACCCTCTTACTTTATTGTCAGAATGAATATGAAAAGCGATTTAAATCGTCTTGCCACATTTTCTTTACTGTTTCTTTTGACTTGTCTGTGTAATAACTTTTATAGTTGTTGTGAACTGTTCCATTTAGCTTTTGTAAATCATCTGCATTGAATGGAAGGTCGTTATCAGTAATGAACTTATAAATATCATCTTTTAAATTCTCAAACCTACACACTGTTACGCTGTCATTTCCTTTTATATAGTCGCATTGTGGCCTAGAATGGAAAAAATCAGGGTGCTTGCTTTCCCTATAGAATCCATCTACAAAGCTATCAAATGACTCTAGGCTTATGTCGTATAACTGGCCTAAGTCGTGCTTTTTCGCAAAAAAGAACATAGACACCATTCTATCGTATGGATTGCGAACAACTGCTAACAAAGGCAATAGCGCAATGCAATCACCTAGTAATTCTTTAGCTTCTTCTAATGTGCAATGTGATGACTCAAATATATTCAAATACTTATTATTGTTTGCGTCTAAATATTCATTTCTGATTGTATTAGCAAGCCCAAAAAACGCATATAGTGATGTACTCGCATTCTTTGGTATCCTTAAAAATGTTAAGCTCTTACTCATACCATCCTCGTAAATATATACATGTCATTCATTATACCGTTTTTCTTCCAGACTTTAGGGATAATTCCAGCCTCTTTAAAGCCAAGCGATAAAACAAAATACCTTACATTTCTACAAAATACAGGTACGTTTGTGTGAAGCGTTTTATTAGGTATGCTTTCCTTACACCATTCTATTATTGCCAATCCTGCTCTTTTAAAATGCTTTCTATACTCTTTCAGTATATGGATATGAATATCAAAACACTCACTGTATATCGGCCTTAATAGCAAAACCCCAATAAAGTTAATGCCTTCATAAATACCAAGCCAATAATGGTTAATAACATCAACCTTTAAATCTTCAAATGTTGCGCCATCTTCGCTGATTGAATCGAACATATGAGAGTCAGTTAAAACATCTAAGCATTTTTTAACGTCAAATATTCTTTCAATGATCATACTAATACCCAACCTTGCGTTTTATCGCCTGTAACATCTGCATCACGTTTAACATAAAGTATTGCACCTGCTGTTCCTGCATCATCCATATATAAAGCGCCTTGATTAGCTTCTATAACGCTCTCTGGTGAGCCTGGGCCAACAATTAACGCTCTATTAGTTAAAGACTGTGCCCATAGTTGAAATGCTGGCTCTAGGCTATTATCAGCCCTAAGAGGTGAACTACTAGGGTTTAGTGATACAACTCTACTAACCATGTGGACGGCCTCCTTTGATTCTCATGCCAAGTCTTAACACTGCAAACTTACAAGGGTCGCTAAATTCAAATAGGCATACACACATTCTTGGAAATCTGCCAAGCCTTGCCCATATTTGGCGTTTATCGTTTTCGCCTTCAGCACCCACAAACCTAGCTATTGGGTTATTAAACTTCTTAGCGTCTTTAGATAAGCTTAATCTAATTTCTGGATTAGGCTGTTCTGTGTTGCCCACTCCTGACTCCATAGTTAACTCTATCTCTGGAATTGAAAAGCTAGATTCATCATTGGATATTGTGAACGTTGAGAATTTGCGGATGATTGCTCGTCCGTACTCAGCATATATATCAGCGTTAAGCTCTCCTATACGTCCGTCCTGAGAATCAAATACCATAAGGCGGCCGTATGCAGTAACTAAAGAGTTAACACGCCACCTGATTGATTCAGTAAGCCCTTTGCTATTGACTACCTGTGATTTCTTCTCGTTCCACTTGCCAGTAACAATATTATATTCAATCGTTAATGATGGGAATGTGAAGCCCACAAAAAACTGGCCATTTTGTGAGAATGAATAGGCAAATGCAGCAGCAATATCAGTCTGTGAAAATTTCTGGATTTGTGAATCAATAGCTGTGTTAGATACCTTTACAGCACTTGAGCCGTTAAGCTGCCAAATAGCTGCACCCTCATTAGTGTCACCGCCTATCCACATAAACGACTCACCGATGTTTATCATGCTAAGAGGTGCAAATACTCCCTTAGTTATAAACATACCTGTACGCTGAAATGGGAAGCCGCCTGAGCCTATGTTCTGAAATTCTTCAATAGTTTCTGAGCCTGCAATGTAAAGCCTGTTTTTGTTTACAATTAGACTTACAATGTTATCGGGGTCAGATTCAGCGCTACCAAAATCAAGAGCATTCCATACAAGACCATCATTAGGGTCTGACTTAATAAACTTCTTAGTGTCAGTCGTAACAACAAAAAACGAATCAACAAACTCAACATACTGTGGTGTACCATTAGCCGTAAAGTCGCCGTCAGTAATCTGTTGAAATACTGTTCCAGCAGCTTCATTAATTATATATCCATTGCCTCCGGGGACTAGCACCATAAGTTGAGTGCCGTTGTCGGCCATACTTACACGGCCAGTGCCAGCTATAGTGCCAAGTGCAACATTGGTAAATACCTCGTCGCCATCAACCGTTGCTAGGTCTTGACGGTACAATGTCTCGCCGTTCAAAAAGTATGGCTTACCAGCTTTAACATGTGAGCCACGGTTAACTTGACGTATAACGCCAGTAGTTGATAGCTCAGTAATTCCAGCAGTACCAAACAAGTTAGCCTGTGAAAAGCTTTGGGTTTGCGGTATGTTTACATAGCAGTTGACGTTTAACTGATTTGATACAGTTAAAGAGTCTGATTTGTATTGACCATCAAGCGGTATGTTAATCATTAATTAGCTCTTACCACGATCTTAACCGAGTCAACGTTATTTGTACCGGTTGTGTTAGCCACCCATATCTCAATATAATCATTTTCAACCATAGGTAAATCCCATATCAGACCGACATTAGCCGAGGCGCTAGAAGATACCTCTCTACTTATTCCAGATGCAAGTATAGGAGTGCCGTTTTTAGCAACGTAAAATTCGAAAGTGTTCGTACCAGATGAACTGATAAATGATATTGACGCAGTAACGTCTGAGCTTTTCGGTCTTTTCCCAGTGTATGTAATTCTACCGGCAGTTGAGATGGTGTAGAGCGAACTTTCTATGTCAGAAAATACACCGTTAACCACAACTGGAGTGCTAATCGTAGAGATTGTGGTACTGGCTGCTGCGTCCATACTCATCATTGCTATGGGTCGCGTGTCTCCAATAGTGTTATTATCTGTAAAGTCCCACCCCGAGTCATCATTCGTTATCGTTGAAAGCCCTGTCATAGCCCCATTAATAGTTACTTTTGATACAAAACCAATTACGCCAGAACTTATATTAGCGCCAGCAGCAGCGCCGGACAAAAACACCTGACCTGAGGCGGATGCTAATATAATAGCGGTATCTATATTTAACGATGAGAATGTCGCAGTGCCTAGGTTCATAAAAACAGATGATGATAGGGTTGTTGATGCAACTGTTATATCTTTTGTTACTAATCTTCGTCCTGTTGCGCTACCGACAGTAAAGCCTTGGCCCGTGTGTAGCTGTATAAAGCAATCATAAATGCCTGTTGCGGGCGCACTAATCGAGCCTAGGTTTTTAACTTCATATATTAGCAGCCATCTTAATAGCAAGTTGCCAGCCGTAACCGCGCTAGAATTAAAAAGCGTACCGTTTGCGCATCTTAAGCCAATTTCTTTAATGCCGGATAAGCCGTTTACAAACGTGAACATGTCGCCAGTTCCCGTATATGTGAGAGTGGTCCCATAGCCATCACTAGAGCTTATAACCGTACCAGATCCAAATACAAAGCGGCTTGACGTTGATATATCGCTAGCTACAAGATAATTGGTACCACCAGCAAGTGTAATTACACCTGTCACAGCCGCAGGGAAATCGGCCTCGCTATTCACTATTACAGTGTTGCTTGATGTTGTCGCCGTAGTTGTGGAAATTAAAACATCGTTAGTCCGCTGGCTAAGTAATATGCCATCCCCAGCAGTAAGTCCTCTAAATCCAATCTGGGCCGCTGTAGTGTCTTTAATAATTTGAGCAGAGCCGCCAGAGTTGGCAAGATTTGTTTTGATAGCAATAGATCCATAAGGGTCAAGCGTTGCTGTGATGCCCTGTGAAGCCGCCAAGCCTCTAATATAGTTATAGCCTTGTGATGGTTTACTCAAGATAGATGTAGCAGTAGGAGCGCCTATTGCATTCAATGTACCAGTTACACCTAAACTCTCCGAGAATGCAGAAAATGGTATTTTATAAGTTGTTGCATTACGAGTAAATACAACATGATCGCTAGCTGCGTTAGATGTTGCTGCAATTGATTGGTCTATATCTTTGGCTAGTGTTGTACAAGTCATTATACTGTTCCGCAAGTTGCTGGGTCATCTTCACAGCACCCATCATAGAAATTAAAGTTATTAAACGTGTTCTGGTAGTTGCCCGAACCTATCGGTAGGTTGCTTGGGTAGCTTGATTTAGGTGGTGGGTTGCCTATTACATTCATAACATTAAGTGAGTCCCTAGCCTTCATAGCCAAGTCTACACTCACAGCAATATCATAAGTAGTAGCAACCTTTAGAGCCATATTGAATATAAGCCCTTCCTCTGCACCTGCTGGGATAGTTATCTGGTCTGATGGGTTGCTTACATTGGTATAACCAAGCTTTGTACCCATAGCGTCGAGTGATGCCATGAATCGGTTCATGTATCTGACTACTGTCTGGAAGTCTACCGCTGGCAATTCCTGCTCTGGGGATTGAACTGTTATCTCTTGGAGAATATCACTTACTACGTCTTCTGCTGTTGACATGCTTTTTAGCCTCCGCTTTAGGGGCGACTTTCTTCCAGCCAAGTGATAGTGCGTAAGTCAATGAATTATCATTAACAGTGATTAAAGTCCCGTCTGGTTTTACTAATTCATGCATGTGAATCACCTCTTGTTGCATTATAACTGGTAGGAGCAGTTCAAGCAATTTTATGTGCTAGGCTATGGATAAGTTAATTAATTGGAAGATAATTTATGAAAATAGAATCATATAGAGTACAGGACGAGTTAGATTCGCTTGTGAATGGCATAACCGAAGCTATAAGGGGTGATGTTATGTACAGTGAATATGTGGGTGACAAGATTACGGAAATGCACAAAGAGGCTTTTTCTAATATGCATCATCACGTTACAGTTAAGGAGGGTCGGTTATGCTTGTATTTATCTCATGGTGATGACTTTGATGATTCGTGCTTCCTTGATTTGGAGCAAGAGCTTGTCGAATATATTGCTGAAGGTGATGAGCATAAGGATCGCTTATACTCTTTAGTGTCTAGGATATGCGTAGAGGGTGATTTATGATATTTACAGCAGCTAAATCTGAGATGGTTAAACTGAAGGCTGGAGAGGAATTCCCATTCAAGGTAGGCGATAAGGTGGCCAAAAAGATGCTTGTCACTTGTACTATTGTTAAAATTGAAGGCGATAAGGTTACTCTTTCGTATGGGTATGATAGCAAGGGTGATTTATGAGCTTATATTTAGTGTTTGCAGCAATAGGGTTTTTATTTGGCGGGTTTGCTGGTGCTGCTATTGGTGTGCTAACTCTGTTTATTATTGAGATTATATTAAGTTTGATGTAATAAAAAGCCCCAATTAAGGGGCTTTGTCATTAAGGCTAGTGGTTAAGGCGTGCCGAAACTCTGACCAGCAAAGAACGGGTTCATAACGCCATATGCAGGTAAGAAATCGAATCGAACAATGTTCTTGTTCTCACGTAGACTTGCGCCTTTAGATACACGTATCTGCAAACCATCACTGGTAGTTGCAATAGTATCTGTGCTGTAAAGCTTAGGAATTGGTACTGAACCAATTGCAAACGCTTGTTTATGCCAGAACAGGTTAGGCTGGATTAAGGTAGAAGCTGCTCCACCTAATGTAACTACATCGCCTGAAGTTAACGCTGTGTCTACAGTGTTATAAGCACCTGTAGCTTCATATACCGCTGGGCCAGTAATAACAAGGCTTCCAGCACCAGCACCAGATAATGTTACTTCAGCAGTCACAGTACCGCTAAACAAGATTTGAGCGCCAGTTTCATCAACAATAGATTGACGGGTAGATAGGTTCAAACGGTTGCGACCTGTAACAGTGATAGTCTCACCAGCAGCAACAACTAAGTTAGCTTGTAAACCAGTTACAGCGATGGTGGTTGTCATAGTATCTTTAGCAGACAAGTATGTGGCTGTAGGAGTTGCAGACAATGTACCTGCTCTACCAGCACCAGCACCAGTGGTATAACTACCAAGAGTGTTACATGTCATAACCTTCATACCAGCAAAGTTATCAGTGATAGTGGCTTTTCTGTTAGCTGTCATACTGCCATCTTCGCCACCTAGTGAACGTTGATTGCTAGCAAGTTTACGCTGTGTAAAGGGGTTAGCAAAGTAACACATTGCGTCATCCATTGGTACACCAGATGCTTGCATGATTGCGCCTGCTCCTGCAACGTGATCCCAAGTTGTAACACCAGTACCAACAGTACCAGATACCAAACCTGTATTCTTCATTGCGAACTTAGCAAAATCTAGCTCCATATCAGTTACGATACGTTTAGCTGCTGGGGCAATTAGTTGGTCTAGCTGATCCATTTTCAAAGCTTGGTCAACTAAGTTCCAATCAAGCTCGACAGTGAACATGTCTTGAACTGTACCAGATGCTTTACCAGTAATAATACTGTTAGCAGTAGTTGCAGAAATATCACCATCTGCTGTACGTGTAGACTTATAATCAGTCGGACGTTTGAATGAAACAGTGTCACCAGATGAGGGATCGAACTGACCCGATAAAAGTTGAGTGTTTACGTTCTTAGAAATAACGCGGTCTGTCTCGAATGCGTTGAGAAATGTTTTCGCCAATTTAGGCGTAATGTTACTTGCAAAATTGTTAGCCATGAGCGGCTCCTATTGATTATTCAAATTTAGCACCCTTAATCTGGGAATATTTCCTAGAGTCTGGGTCTGTTGCCTTGCCATCGACCCTAGTGGCTGGTGGCGGCGCGTTGGTTGTTTTAGGCTTTCTAGCCGACAACTTAGGTCTAATAGTAGTTTCCATATACAAAGCTGCTTTATACGGACTAAGAGCTTTTAAATTCTCTATATCTAGTGGGTTGTTAGCTAAGTAAGTTGTTATTAATGCGCCTTCTTTATCATCAAGAATACCCATAACAATATCTTCGCTTAGGTTGTAACTTGCCACCGTCTGCCCTGCTGCCTGCAATTCTTTACTACTAACACCAAGAGATTTAGCACGTTCAGTGTAGGTTTCGCCCTTTTTAGTGAACTCTGCCTGCCTAGTTGTTTCAGCCTCTTGCTGCCTGCGCTGTCCTTCTTGCTGGTGATAACTTTGCTCAGTCTCCCATTTAATGCGAGCGCGAAGCTTATCGTTATACTCAGCCACCTCATCCGAATCTGGAAAGTCTGAAAGTTGTGGAATTTCTGGCTCATACTGCTGCTGCCTTGACTCAAATTCTTTAAGTCTAGCCTCGGCTGCATCTGCCCTGCGTTCCGCTTCCATCTTCTCAGCGTGTTTACGGTTAATAACCTTCTGCACGTTATCATTCTGAGATGTTTCCGGTTTTTCTTCGTGTTCCGTATCACTATCAGGTGCTAATTCTGAACCATCATCATCTTCTGACTCTGGATTTTCGGTTTCGTTTTGATCTTCTGTCTCCGCTGTCTCTGTAGTTTCTTCAACTTCTTCGACTTCTTCAACATAGTCATATGTTTCACCGCTTTGTAGCTCACTCATGTAATGCCCTTTAATAGGTATAGTCTTTCGACAAGCCGCGATACTGTCGCGTACAGTTGACTTATTATATGCTTACTGGTACGACCAGTCAAATAAGGTTTACATTGACTTTATCTTTCCGATGAAATTATCAAGGGTAATAGTTAAGGCTTAATTGTATAAACAGGATCACCCAATTGAACACCACCAACACTCATAGCCTTGTTAGTGGATGGGGTTTTGATTGCTTTAGGGTCAAACACCTGTATGTCACCATCAAGGAAAGCCCCGTCATACCCCTGCTGCACTAATTCATCAACAGAATATTTATCTAGCTCATCATATCCAGCAACATTATTTAATTCCACATCGCGCTCTATTATTCGGCCTTTACCTGCCGCCGCACCCGCTGAGCTATTAGGGTCTGAAAAGTTAGCTTTATTGTCAGTAAACCATACCGTGCCGTCAGATGTTTTATCAAAATCAAACTCATCAAAATTAGAGTTTGTTTGATGAAACACCTTGCCCTTAAACACCTTCTTGGCAGCATCACCCACTAAAGGAATTGCACCTAGAGCGCCTAACGCCATGCCGAACTTGTCCCCTGATGCTGCCGCTCGTCCGAACTCGTCGCCTGCTGTGGCATCACCTATACCAGGTAAAAACTCACCAATAGATGCAACGTTTTCGCCTATCCTTTGCGCACCAAACCTATCAGATACAACGCCAGTATTAACCAGTGTGTCAGATATACCTTGACCTATCTTGTCAACTAAAGACGGGTCACTGGCCTGTGCCGTTGCCGCCCTAGGTGTTAGCGCGTCTTGCCTTGACAATTCCGGCGAATACTTATTGCGTAGAAATTCACGAATATTATCTTTGCTCATATCAACGGG